ACTGTAAGGCATAACATCTACTCCTAATATATATTTCTTTGCTATTCCATTTTCTTTATTTTTTAACACTGCTATAAACTTTGAAATTATTTCTTTGTCTGTACTAGGACCAAACTTAACTTTGATTTTTGCAGAGTCTTGGTCAATAATAACTAAAAACTGATTATTTTTGCTGTACATTGTACGGGCATCTTCTGCATCCCATACCTTTTTACCAGATACATCAAAAATTTCAACTTCGTTACCTTGCCCGATTAGTTGACTGAACAATTCTTTAGCGATAGTGTTATAATTAATAGCCATATCGTTATTTATGCTTATTGTCTTATAACATACCAATTGGCATAGGGGTTACATAATCGTCCGAACCACGCTCTACAAGGTGATTCCATGTTGCTTCATCGTACTTCATTAAGTATTCGATGAGCCTAACCGATAGTATAGTTGCCATTACTAGATCATCTGTTTCACCTTCTTTGGCAGCAAAACTAGGACCATGTGCCACAAACGTTTTTATTTCTGCTACTAGATTTTTGCTAGACAGAGACATTTTTCCAGATTCTACATAGTATTTTAATTTGGTACAGGCTGCTAATTTACTCTTATGCGTTGTTGTGAAACCGCGTCTATTTTTACCTGGCTCGCTGATAAACATGCCAGGTATTCTATCTTCGCCATATTCAGAAATGGCAACTAATGCCGCTTCACCTAGCGTATTGTTCTCTACACTCCAGTAAATTTTATCAGTTTCTATTCCTTCTGTTCTCATCCATTCCAGAATACCTATTAAATTACGCAGTTGTCCTCTTATGTCTGTTTTATTGTGTTGCCACTCTGCTACTTGTACTAGATCGGGCAAGCTATAAACTTCGATGGCAGAAGAATCGCCGCCTGTACCTAAACTAGGATCCCAGGCTAATACATAAGACTTTTCGGTATCCAACGGCTGATACAATCTAACTTGTCCTATTTTCTTATAAGGATCGCAACCTTGCATATTCTGCAAAGTCAAACTGTTAATTAGAGTTTCGTCAGCAGTAATGAACTCACATTCGTGTTCTCGCAAAAAGCGTTCTTCACCGATCTTAATGCGCTCTGTTTCTGCCCAATCTTTGTCTCTATCAGGATGGTCACTCCATATGTATTTGATACTAGCAAAACCATTGCGACCGGTCTTGTCTTCCTTCATGTTGCCGTATTCGTCGAACTTCTTCTCTGCTTCGTTCCAAATCTGTGCGAACTGGTCGTTATCTTGGTTAGGCGTTGATGTGATAATTGCTTTACCACCAGTTGACAATGTAGGACTTAATGCTGTCCAAAATTCTTTGGCAATACGTGGAGGAACGAATGCAAACTCGTCTAAGTATACCAGTGTCAATGACATACCACGACCGGTGTTTTCTGTTGTTGTAGCACTTACAATGCGGCTACCGTTGTCAAAGTCTATGCTACCTTTGTTATAACTTGTAGCGCCTGCTTTGATCCACTCTGGCAAGTTCTCATACATGAAACGAATACGTTGCATGATCTCTTGCGAACCTGTGTGCTTATGTGCGGCAATAAGAATAGTACTGTCAGGGACAAACATGGCAAACCATAGTAAGTAGCCTGCGGCGCAAGTGGACTTGCCCATTTGTCGTCCTAGCATGTTAATGCTATAACGATTGTTATGGTAACACTTGACTAATTCAACTTGATAATCATACAGCTCAAATCTAACACGCCCTCTAGTAGGGTGCTGAATCCACATGTACTCTTTAATAAAGTAAACAGGATCAGTAGCAGATTTTACAATCTCTGCTATCTGATCCGCTGTATAATTTTCTTTTTTGTATGGTGCTTTTACAAGTACCGGGGTATCTTTCATTTACTTTGCTTGAATTTTTTATATTGTTCCATCATGTTTTCTTCACCTAATGGATTGTCACCTTGACTTGCAGGTGTGTAATGAGTTTTTGCATTAGCAGTGCCTTTCATACCCCAATCTGCAATATCACCGTGTAGTCGTGGCGTGCGTTCGTTTGTTTGTGCTGGAGTATTTGCAAACTCTTCTTCTACTGGAGCGTGCTGAGAAACTTCTGCAGATCCATTTAGTCCAGCTAACTTCATGATTGCAACAATTTCTTCTGGAGCACTAGTTGTCATTGACAAATTGCTAGCACCGTTACGAATGTTTAATGTGTACATTGGTGCTGCTGGCATTTCTTCTGCCGTTGGCATTTCCATTTCGCCACATTCTTCTAGTTGCTCAACTGCTTCTTTAACTCGAGAACCAGACTCATACATGCTAGCACCAATTGAACGATACATGTCGCTTACTTCATCCATTACGTCGGTATCTAATCCATATGGCTCTTTACCGTGAATCATTCTAACCATGCCGTGAAGGTCGTTTAATCGATATTCATAATAACCTCTATCCTCGGAAGGGGCAGTTGCCAGGGCTTGTTCCATTTCACGAATTTCTTTTTTAATCATTGCCAGGACTTTGTTGTCAGCATCAGTAAGTTCACGTGTTGCTGATTCTTTAACCTGATATTTCTTACCATCAACTTCAAATTCTTTGGCACCAGCGGCTTTTGCTTTGGCTAATGCTCCAGAGAACTCATTGCCTTCTTCCATATCTTCTTCATCTAGTTTAGCAGAAGATTCTTCTTGAATTGACATCAAGCCACGTAGTACGTTTTCGATATCGCTGTTTGAGCCTGTAGCTTTTTCATGAGAAACTTTAGTTCCTTCTTCTGCAACAACACCAGTTTCGATTGCTGTTAATTTTGATAATACGTTTAATAAATCCATGATTATTTCTTTCTTGTCTTTGTTAGAGGACTAGACTTATTTGTTGAACTACTATCGCCAATCTCTGGTTGACTAGCAGGAACGTCTGGGTCTTCGATTTTGGGTTGCTCAGGCAACCTCTTTTTGCGTTCATCTGAAAGTTCTTTTAATTGCTTTAACAAACTTGTATTGAATTCATTGCCTGCTAATTCTTCTTGCTTAACACCGCTTGCTTCGTCATCAGTATAGTCTGTACCTAATTTAGGTGTTACTTCTTTTTCAGAATCTTCTAAACTTTTAACTATTGCCGCGTCTTGTGTCTCACGTGGATCTTTCTTATTGCGAACTACAATATGTCCTTCACTGCATCTTAACATCTTTGCCAAGTCAACACGTAGCTTGTCTACGCTAACTGGTAAGTTAGCAACAAAGTCGATAATGGTAACTTCTGCGTTTTCAACATTAGGGAAGTCCATTGGACGCTTTTGCATGATTAGTGTTTCTGGTGTAGAAATACTTTCAGCGTCATACTTTTCCAAATGTGTTTCAATTTTATCAATGCACTCATCTGTCAATTCGCATGCAAATTTAACACGGATTTCGTGCTTGGTTTGAATCTGTTCTATATATTCTCTTAGGGTCAACATGGTTATTTCTCCGATACTTTATTTATCTTTGTTTTTAAGGTTTTGGCTTATAAGATTCAGTATGGCATTCCTATCAGTAGTTAACTCAGTGTCTTCATCTTCTTTTTCTTCTTTTTTAGACATAGTGTTAGCCAACTTGGCTGCATCTAACTGTAACTTAATCATTTTTAGCTTCTTATCTAGCTTTGTAGTCTTAGCCGCAAGCGCATTACTCATCATCTTAGAAGCGACGTCAAATATAACACCTGCATTTCGATCATCTACGTTAAAACCTAAATCCATAAGCCTATCAAAACTGTCCATTGCTTTTTGTGCATACTCGTCTAGTTCTTTGTCTTCGGATTCTAGCCCTTTAACCTGAGGCAATGCTTCATTAATACGCTCTGCTATACTAAGTTCTTCTCTAGCCGTGCTTACAATGTCAAAAGTTTCTACTTTGGCAACCTCTGACAATTCTGTTGTTTCTTCTGGAACTGGTTCCGTTTCTTTCGCCGGTTCCAAATTAAAAAAATCTGATAATTGTTGTGTCATCGCTTCTTTCTTGTAGGTTTAGATCTAGGTTGCCAGTTATTATAGATATCTTCTTCTGTAAGAATTCTAAATCGTAATCCCATACGCTGGCAAAATGCTCTACATGCTTCCCACTTTGCCATATTTAACACCACAGTCATTTTTTCTTGCTGAGTAACTGCTTCACCAATAAGCGACTGTTTCCTTGGCTTTACTTCAATAACTTCGCTAATTTTATTTCCGTTTTTATCTTGGTAAGTTATTAAAAAATCAGGAACATAAACCGTTTGCTTACCTGTAAAAGGATTGCGGTAAGGTATGCGTAAACTTTCACTAGCCCACCCAATAATACTAGGATGGTTGTCACAAAAACGCATAACTGTTAATTCCCAACCTGAACGGTATCTAGGATCAGTGTGCCCGATATATTTGTCTGGATTAGTAGGCGTAAATATGCCTTGTAAATAATTGTTAGCCATTCGATTCAGGGATCACCATTTGCTGATTAATCATAAGTGGCACTGAATTTATATCTGCATAGCCTAGTTGGCTGCTAGGTGTTCTTGCCTTATTAATTGCTTTGTAAACTTCTGGACTGTATACTAGACCGTTGACAGTTACACTTTGTAACAAAGTGTCGATGGGTGTTTGTGATGTATTGTTAAGGTCTATCAATACTGACGCCATCGATTTGGCACTCTCGACTGACAGGCCTTTGCCTAATAATCTGCCGTATACTACATCATATTCTTGTGTGTTAATTGCCATGTGTTATCCTGGAAAGTCACCGAGATCGTTTGATGCTTGTATTTGTTCTGTTGTTCTTGCATCCGTCTCTTCTTCAACATAAGTAGCCGCTTCATAACGCAAAACTAATGTCCACGTGATTGCATCACTAGTTGCATAGTCTAATGTATCGTGTTGTATATCTACAATTTTTGGATTCCAAATAGTTGAAATACTTTTGGCATTTCCATAATAGCGTGTTATCTCAATTTTATCAATCGGAGAATATGCACCGCTTGCATTTGCACCTGTTAGATGTTTAAGTCCAAAGCCATCTAACGAAGTTCTCATTTCTTTTATACTGGTTTTAACTTGATCTTCGTCAAAGTTATTTGATACACTGTTTAAGTAAGCCAAGACAAAATCTTGTACTTTGTTGTCGGTTGTATCGTTTAATGTTATAGTTATTGGTTCGTAATTAATCTTAGTAGTTACATGTTGTCTAACGTTCCATGCATTTACTGATTCTATCTCTACTGAATATTTTGGTAATTCAATCGTACGAATAGTAGAGAACAGTTCCCTGCCCTCTGCCATTAATGTTCTGCTGAAAATTTCTACAGTGAATAGATACTTAGGGCGGACAGTTTGACCTGTCCCGCCCGCCGTATACCATTGCATTGCATCTGTTATTGCTGCCATGCTATCCTTTTAGTATTAGCCTAATACGCTAGTGTTGCCACCTGGGCCGCTTAGGTTACCATCAGTTAAAGCACCGGTATCAGATACGCCAGATAGTTCTTCACTATGAATGTCTGCGCTGTCATATCTAATTGTTACAGTAATTTGCATTGCATCGCTTGTTGCGTAATTATTCTCACCGTAATTAACGTTCTGAATAAAACAACCGTTCAAACTCCATGTTTCGATAACAGTTGCTGGGTTTGCACCGTCTAACTGTTCTACTAGAATACCGAACTTATAATCGCCGGCTGCTAGTGGAGTAGATTGTTGTCCATGATTCATTTGCTTTTGTAGTTGTGCCGCAATATGCTTGTTAACGCTGTTATTAACGTCATCACGCATAGTCAATGTAACTGGTTCCCATGTGTGTTTACCAGCTGCATAAGCACGACTATTGTAAGCATCGATAGTAATTTCATCGTGAGTGATACTAGGACGGCTCATACTAACTACGTTTTGTGTGAAGTCGTCACTAGTTGCATCATTACCAAAGTTAATCATTTTAACTCTGAATCTGTACTGCAATTTAGGCATTACAATAGCTGTGCCTGAATCTGTTGGGACTCCAAATTGTGTTAAGTCTGCCATTTATTTCTCCTTGGACTATTGTTATTTACCTTAATTGGTACCACCTAGGTCGCCTGTATTGACAACACGGATTGGAACGTAGATAAATTCGCCAGATTTAGTTGGCTCAATTGCTACGTCGATCCATAGTTCATTACGGTCGATTCTAGCTGGGGTGTTGTTTGTTTCATCACAAACAACGATGAAGTCGTATACTGCTCGTTTACTACCCATCATATCTGACATAAACGCATCGAACGCTGCCTTAGCATTAGTACGAGTGATTTTGTCATTTGGTTCGAAAATATACGGACGAGCAATGCTGTCAAAACGTTCACGCAAGTATGCTAGTAAGCGACTTACGTTTACACGATCCAATGCACTAGTAAATCCTTGTAGTGTCTTTTGACCGAATACATACAAACCTTGTCCTGGGAAGTTAGCGATTGGGTTAATACGGTTAGCGTATAGTGTATCACGCTGTCCGTTTGTTAGTGCTACTGCAACAAATTCGCCTTCAGCATCAATATAACCTACGTTAGTTGCGTTAGTAACTACACCGCGAGTTAAACCAGCAGGAGCGAACCATGGATAACTAACTTGGTCATTATAAGCAAATGTGCGTAGAGCAATGTGTGTAGCTGGGACAACAACGTCATTACCGCTTAGGTCGCTAGTAATACCACTTGGGTAGAAAGCCGCTGCCATGTTAG